TAAATTTTCCTCATTGGCAAAAGTTCATCCTTAACGCACTCGATTCCAACCAAGGGCTTGGTGACACCTTCACGCGCACTCAACTCCAAATCTTTACATGCCTGGTCCATGGGGCCCCCTTCTGGCAATTTCCAAGCCCCAGGTTCACCTTCCAAATATCTTGTCTTCCCTTTATTGTTTTCTCGCTCATAAATCCACGCAAACCCCTCAGAAGTGGCAGTAACAATAGAATCAAAATGTTCACACCCTATCTTACCATTTAGAGCTGTGTTCATATCTACACTTCTGAACTTGCCTGCACCCACGTCGCGAAACTCATCGACAATTTCACGCACTACCTCATCTAGAACGTCTTGTTGCAATTCTCCACAAGATTGTTTATATTTCCGCATGCCCTTTTCGTACACATCAAACGGTCTATGGTGTTCAGGTATCCTTGGATCTGCATTAGACAAAATACTTGGTTCCTTGGTTTCAGCCCCAAAAACTTGCCACTCCTTTGGCACCTCCTTAAGCTTGGTTTTGCTAGGCATGAACAACTTTTCTTTGAGTTTTCCAACCTGGGTTAGTGACGCTCCAACGGCAACAGGAGTCGGGTAGAACTCAACGAAGTCCTCTATTTCACACTGCCCTTTACTCGTGGGTATCTTGGTATCAGCTTGTTCCTTAAGACCCACAGGAATGTAACAAGCTTGTCCAGTAACACCATCTCCTGCAACATGCATCCCAATGATCTGCCACCCACTTTTAGTTTGCGTCAACACCAATCCTCCACAATCCATATTCTCAGTTGCAATGGTGTAGCTCAAATAGCGCGGAATTTCCCTGACATAATCATCATTCTCAATCGCAAGCCTCTTGGATATTTTCCTACCCATTCCTTTGCAAAACTCAAACATGTAACAACCCATTTCTTCACAACGCTTGAATGTGTATAAAATAACTTGCATATCATTAGCAGCCAACATCTCAGGGTCCCAACATATGTCACTCATAGCAGATTTACGAACATCTGGCAAGCTTGGCACATAAAAGGTGGCCAACTCACTGTCAGCTATCAATTCCTTTCTCGCTGGATCCAAACAACAAAATAGATCTACACCGTCCGACCTCTGTACAACTGCCCTTATAGGCTGCAGAATTCTCCGAGCAAAGTGGTTTACCATGAGCAATTTCTTTCCCGGCAAAATCATGGCCATCACTTCACTCTCACCAACTCTCACGTTAACCATGTGCCTTGCAGCTACTTGCGCAGAAGAAATTTCCTCATCACTTTGCCCTCTAGTTCTGTGTCTGGCACTTGTTGGAATGTTACGGAACCTAAATGGGCCTCCCGTATTTCGCGTAGGTTCCCGGGACTGAGCCATGGAGTGGGCGTAACCCAAACAACCCCCAGCTGTAGTGAACCCAGCACCTGTGCACAAACCAGCCAAAACCTTAAGCACTTGCCACAAGGCACCACCTAATACTACCACCAAAGTTATTCCCATGGCAGCTTTAGCATAAAGTGGCCATCTTGCAATGGCAGCTAGAAGCTTGTCCTTACTCTCAACCATAATCTTCGTTAACCTGCCAACCCAAGTCCCATCATGATTCTGCCTGCAAAACTCTTTATGGCAAAGTATTAAAACCACTCTCTGTTCCAGTGTCAATGAGCGTATGAATTCCTGTATGTGAGGCTCTGTACTCCACTCATCTAAGGAGATAGTCCAGTTTGGTCCCTCCCTGAGTTGTTTCATTACCTTCTCAAGATATAACAAGCTAATGGTATTCATGTTGGGTGCCATACGCAAGGCCTCCAATGATCTACCTAAGCTCATTATACCTGGGGAGTCTTGGGCACTTTTACTCTCATAGGGCAAGCAAACAAGCTGTCTGTTCTTAATGCACCAAATTTGGTTCATCCAGATCAAAAAAGGTTTCATGTCTTCATCAATTTCAACCTTCGTAACTTCTCTGATATCCCTTGAATCAGCTGCAAAAAACTCGAACATGGAATGCATGCCAGTCTTGATTGGTTCGCCTTCTGAAGTACTTGCTATATTAGCTCTCTTTTCCTCAACATGTGCAGTGTATTTATTCAAAACAAAACATTCTAAATCTGCATAACTCTCAAAGGTTTCTACAACTACTGACTGGCCATCTATAAAATTCAAGATACTATATTTTTGGTTTTTTGTGGGATCTTTTGGACTATACTCTTTAGTGTGATCTATCTCTACTCTAACGACTACATTACGTCTATTTCTAAAAGCATTTCTGTCATGAACTTTTGAATGTGGAGATGCATCTTCGAAATTACTGGAATAGATAAAGGCACCACTATCAAAAAACATACCTTTCTCAGCTAAATCTGCCATATTTAACCTACATTCCTGACTAGATACCAACATCATTAAAGAACTCTCATCACTAACATCATGCTCACATGCAGCAAAGTCATCTTGAATAACAACATGCTGCCTTCGGTATCCTGACCAGAAAGGATCTTGTGGTTGACGCGAATACACATTTAAATCAGGTAAACCATCATGCTCACAAATAGATTTAGCCATTTTGCTCGTCAAAAGAGTTTTCCCTGTTCTACTTGCTCCAACAAAAGCCACAACAAATGGCATAATTCGCTGTCCGCCACTCCCCTGCAACATTAAAGCATCCTTCAGCTTTCTCACACGCTCATTAGCCTTGACCAATATATTCGTTACTTGAGAACTTGGAGTGATTGCCTTGGTAGCAATGGCAGCTACAAGCTTTGCGCCTTTACTAGATAGGATTGTGGCCCTCATCAGGAGGTCCTTGCTAGAAGACTGTACTAAATTGAAGTGCTCTTCAAGAGCATCTATTTCAGAAAGCCAGTCTTGCAAGCCCAGTCCCAATACAATGCTGATATCACTTAGCTCTGCCTCCTGCGTCCCAAGCAACGTCTCTAAAGCTCCTGCCACATATGTCACACCAGCCATAGCACCATTCTTTAAATTCTTCACAGCATTCGTGATACTATTTATAGCTTGAGCTGATTTCCCAGCTTCTACCAATCCAGCAGTAGAGTAACTATTCACCATGCTAGAAAATCCACACAAGATAGAAGATGGTGCAAACTGGCCTTTCGTTCTATCAACATTGTTAATCCGTTTGTCTGGAACCAACCATTTGGGCAAAAGAGTTAGGAAATTTACGACCATTCCAAACAGGGAATCCTTCACATTTCCTCCACCAGCAGTAAATTCCATGAAACCAGTAATACCAAAAATTGCTATAGCTGCTGGCACAAACAGCTTGGTCAGGCCAATTGGCTCTGCCAAAATGTTCATTGCTACCAGAAAACGTTCTGCAAAAGTTACCATTGCTACACTGGCAATTAGGGCCATGCCAATTTGTAACAGCTCTCTACAGCCTGATAAGAAGGGCATTGTTTTCTCATACAAGTCTGTCGCTTTGCCAGAAACTATTTCCCAATATTTCCCAATCCATGGACATTTTGCCACAAAAGTTTCCAAAAAACAACCAAGCGTCTTCTCAAAAATAGATTTGAGCTGTTTACATATACCAACCCATGATGAGCTTGCACATGTCAACAAAGCTTTCTTGCTACTCTGGAAAGCGCCTAGTAATACCGTACCAAAGTGTTGACCAAAAGTTACACCATCCATTGTAGCACTCACATCCACTGACGTTCCTTCCAACACCAGATCACTATCAAATTTTTCTATAAGAATCCCTCGCACATAAGCAACCATATCCTCATACTTAACAAACGCACCTGCCAAATCCTTGTACATATCCCACAGCATCGCAGGTGTGATGTCAATGGAATCATCCAAACCTCTTTGTATCATCGGCCAACCTTCCATCACATCAATTGTAGTCGTGAGTGTACACGCCATGTAAAATAGGTCCTCATGCCTTCTAATTAAGCGCTTCTCACCATCAGCAACACTCTGTACCAACGAATGGTATTGCTGTAGTTTGAAGAGCTTGACAGCTTCAACACAAGTACTTTTTGTTGTAAAAGAAAAAGACGCCATAATCGTTAATTCACCTTGCGGCTAGACAACAATCTGGGGGTCAACTAAATGAAAAATTAAAGAGAAATATCAACAAAGATCGCTTTTGTAAATTTTAAAGAAAAAGAAAGATGTTCAAAATTAAAAGATCGCTTTGATTGCTTTAAATGATCGCTG